TAAGGAGCATTGATAGTCCACTTATTAATATAAGGAATTCCACCACCCCCATCACTATTCCTCGTGGATAAAGGAGGAATGGGAGACATGGCATACTTATTAAAGAAAGGACTCCACCCACGAAATATTACCGGATGCCAAGAAGTTTCTGCATTCGGAAATCTAGTTGACCACATTGGGCTAGGAGGACATCTTCCAGATTCCGGAGCAGGTTCCTGGGGGATAGGAGGAAGAGGTGAATCAATAGCAAGAGCAATTCCCATCGGATTCTCATTCCAAGACTTGGGTACATCCTCTTCCCTCTCATTAAATGCAGTTTCAATCTTAACCGCCAATGCCATAGGGTTAATACCCCTCATACCATCAGTCAACTCTGCTGCTTCAGCACTATTAAATCCAAATGCCCCACCAGGAATTTGATGCAGATCAACAGTAATAGTGTGCCTTCCTGCAGGAACCGCACGAGATACTCTAGTTTTACCTGTAGATCTACCATTAGGAAAAAATCCATCCTTATGAATATGAACATGAGGATTACTAGGAGGACCTACATATAAATCTGCATTATCATCTACTGCAATCTCAAAGATATAATTTCCAGCAATAGGAAATTCAACACCTCTCCATCTTATTCTATGAGTTCCTGCATAAGGGTTGTCAGTTAATTGAATGGCAGTATCAAAAGGACATACTCCATAATCGTTTATGAATCCCCCACGAGTATAGATATTGGTTCTCCAAAGTCTTCTATTTGCTCTCTCAATCCAATCAACAGTATCAAATACGGTTCTCCTTTGAAGATGAGTAGTAGTAGGAGAAGTAGTAGGAAGAGGAGGGGCAGGTAAGTTTTGTGCTCTTAACTTTATCCAAGGAGGAGTCTGCAACACACCATTAGGTGAGACTTTTCCTATCACATTTCTAACTATTACATCATATACTTTATTAACTTCGACTTCCCGTGTAAACCTTCTATTTAATTGAGTTCTAATAGTACTATCATCATTAACCCCATCCGTATTAATGTCGGGTCCTCTTACTGTAAATAATCCTACTATTTCAATCTCATTAATAAACATAGTTCCTGTAGTAACCCGGAACTCAACGGGACGCATAGATCCTGGTTGAAATGCATTACTAGGTTCAACCACAAATTTACACCGGTTAAACCCATACATCAGTTGTTGATTAAATCCACTAATAGTATGAAATGTTCCTATGTTTGCATAACATCTCAAATCCGTCCAATCATCATCATACCAATCTTCCATCTGCAATACAGATCCACCAGTCATAGTGAAGTTCTGTCTTGAAACCAATTGACGAACAGGACTATTATAAAGATCTAATCTAACAGTGTGTATTCCAGCACTAACCGTTACATTATTTCCATGCCCACCAGTAGGTCCTACCGCATCACTTTCAGGAGCAGTACCCGTATGAGTTGTAAAATGCTGTGCTAATTGAGTATGAGGAACATTATCCAAATAAAAATGACATCTATTATCTCGTGCTAATCTGAAACGATATTCTCCATCATAAGGGAAGTCTACCTCCCATATAAATGAATACCATTTATTAGCATTATCAGATCCTCTAACATTAGATTTAGGAACTGGTGAAATAGCATAAGCATTTATAAAATCACCCCATGCAGGATGATCTACATTATACTTTGTTCTACTTGTCCTCCCATTAACTGTTACCGATCTTGGAACTTCAGTCCTCGTTGTCCAGAAAGGATTTTGGAATACTGCCAATCGGTCTTGATAGTCTTGTACTTCTCTTTCAAAAGAATTTTCATGGTAATTAGTATACCTATATGGATTCCAAACTCCTGTAGATTGACCCAAAGCATTGAAATTACTACCAAATCCTACAGGATTGGTAGAACAACTTCTTAAATCATAAATTTCAAAATCTTCTTCATCAGGATAAGTTTGAACAGTCTCAATAATCTCACCCAAAAATGCCTCTGCTGCTGGACCTGCTCCAATACCAGTGGGATCTTTTATCCTTACTAAAGGAGGATACTGATATCCAAATCCTCCGGACACCATATCCGCACCCAGAATTGCCCCATCCGTTCCAACAATCAGATTAGCAGAAGCACCTACTCCTCCACCACCTAAAAATATTATATCAGGACTATTCTGTGTCAGACCAGTCTCAATACCAGTACATGTTTCAATTCCATCTACTAAATCTTCAGGAGTTAATGCATTAACTTGATTGATGCTAAGATATTGAATTCTTTTACGAGTTTGAAAAATAAAGGTGGTTCCAGGATTCGCTTTAGCATAAACATTTGCCTGATGAATATTAACACCCGATACATATCCTCTCTCGGTTGAAATATAACCGACTCTAATATCACATTTTGTAGTAGGACCAAAGAGGTCAAAAGTAGAAGAATTTCTTGTCATGAAAATATTTATTAGAAGAGATCCAAATCAAGGTCTGGCATATCCCTAGGAGGTTGTAAGAATGGAACCTGTGGAGCAGGATCACCAGTAGGAATAGAACCTTGTGCTCTCTGTGCTATGGAAGCAACACTTGGTAACTGACTATCCGGTGCTCCCCCTCCACCATCTGCGAGCGTATAGAAATCAGCAACAGCAGGATTAGGTGGAAGTTCAAAAGGAAAAAGATTGACTGCCATATTCTGGAAACTAAGAGCACCTGCCATGCTACTAGTCAAGGATCCAATTAAAGAAACTACACTGCTCATAGGTTGAGGAGCAGCTGCACCTGTAGGAGGATTAGCAGCCTCCCTATCTAAAAATGGTCCCGGATCATTGACTTCAACAATAGTAAAGTAAGCATTTCTATCCCCCGCATTAATAGCAATCAAATCTCCAGTGGTATAACCTACACCCTCATTGTTAACAATAATACTACCATGATCTACCGCACCAACCGGCCAATCTATGGTGAAAGTACCAGTAGTACCACCCCCATTAGTATTTGTAATGGTCAGCTGATCATTTCTAATATATCCTGTTCCCGCCGTATTAATAGTAACTGTATCAATAATACCTGTAGTAAGTCCAACCGTTTTCACTGTAATATCTACAGTACAATTATTATCACCTGCACCTGTAGTTGGTACAGCAGTGAGAGGAGAATATCCACTTCCACGTTGAGCATCTGCTGTTGGGAGGGTAATATATGGAGTACCAGCACCTCCAGTAGTAACAGTATAATCTACAGTCAATCCAGTTCCACCAGTAGTAGTATCAATTCCTGGTCTAACATTACCGGCAAGAAGAGTTCCAACACCAGTACCATCTATATCAATTACACTTGAAGTTACATATCCACTTCCCCCTCTAGTAAGATCCATCGCTTCTTCATCAGTTATACCAGTGACCGCACCGTCACGACTAGCATCTCTAGTTCTACTTGCCATTCTCCTATCCACACCTCTCATCTGCGACTGTACATCTGCCAAATATACATTCAGATTATCAATGACAGTAGTATTTGCCTGCTCAATTGCAGTTCTATTCATTGCCAAAGCTTGTCCGACAAGATCTTCAGCATAACAAATAGGAGCTCTAGAATATTGTATAGGACGATCAACAATAGTAGGTAAAGTAGTACCATTATTACTAGTAAAAGTTCCACCTAAAATAGTTGTTCCTATTCCTACTGCGGATCCAGATACTCCATTAGCACCAACAGTTCCTATCCCACCTACAGATAAAGAATTAGCAATAGAATTTAAAGAAGGTAATGGATTATTAGCAGCTGCTCTTGCCGCCTCTTCTCTAGCACCTAAATTCATTGCTCCACTTAACATCCCCTCCATCTGACCACACATACCATTAGTGATGCCATTAAACTGCTGAAGAACTTGTTGGGTAATAATATCTTTCATATCACCAAACTGATACCTCATACTAGAGGGAAGTGATGCAACAGTGGATGACAATTCATTGTTCATCTGCTTATTAGTATATTCCATCACCTTATCCATGATTATTTTCATGTATTTGGAGACTTGACATGCTGATTTAGAAACCTCCGAACTCATATCACTTGGAGGACCTGATACAGCAGCAGAATAATTTCCAATAGCATCTAAATAATCTTCCATTTTAGCAGTAAGATTATCCACTTCAGTTTGAATCGCTTTAACCGCAGATCCAACTACATCATCAGGTTTCATTAAAACATGTTTTTGCTGATACTTCTTCTCCGTTTTAGTATCAGAAGCACTAGTCTCATGAACTGCATCTGAAGATTCTGATGTAGCACCTCCACGACGTTCTGCTGAAGGTGTCTGGGATTGGGCACGGCGTTGTAACAATCCAGAGGTGACAATATTTCTAACTACACTATCTGCTTGGTCTGATGTTAACTCAGGCAGACCCATATTCGTCCGAAGATCATTCCTTCGGGATACATCTGCTAAACCAGAAGCAATATCTCTAAGTTGATTAGCATTACGTGGCAATCCCTGTGCTAATCCATACCTATCTAATGGTAACGAAGGAAGAGATCCATAAGTAGCATTCTCTGCTGCTTGTTCGGGATTAGTAGGTTGTTCTACTCTTATAGCAGTATCAGGTACACGATTTAATAAATCCTGTATTTTTCCTGCTGCCCATCCACCAAATCCTAAATTACCTGGTTGAGTATCCGAAACATCATCAACAATTTCAGTTGCTAATTCCGTCTGGGCATTATTACCCAGGATTCCCATGATGACAGGCTGCTGTTGGTCCTGTCCATCCATGAAAAATCCAAAGACAAAATTACCTTGGCTAATATTAGGAGTTTGTCTTGCTCCTCTCTGCCCACCACCAGCAGTGATGGGATACATTACCTGTGCCCAAGGCAATTCTTCATCCGGTATAGTCTCCGGACTTACATCATGTATCCCTAAAATTCTAACCTTATATCTTCTTCCCCATCCAGGAATAGAATGAGGATTTTTAAATTTTCCCGACAGAATATTATACTTCCAGGTGGATTCGTCAACTACCTGACCGATCCACCAAATGAAGTCACCACCTACAAATGACTGGTTAAATAATCCGCCGCCTTCCATATATTATTCGTCGTATACGCGACACTCTTCTGCGTCTGGATGATTATCACAATAGACTTCTAGGTGCTTATCCTGATGTCTAGTATGCCAATCATTAATACCAGTCTCTGGTTCATCATCTTTATGATACTCTTCATAGTATGCATGAGCAGATTCTAAATCTGCTTTTGTGTATTCCATCTTACCATGATTAATATGCTCTTTACCGTCTTTAGGATCAAGATAAACTTCGTGATCCAAATCATGTTTAATGTCTGCCATTTGTTACCTACCTGTTGAATGGTTGCCTGTTCTACCAAACGAATCCCTAATTAAATTGAGTTTAGTATAGGTTTCCTTTGGTGTAATAAAGTGACATAAATCCGCTATAATATATAGACCGCCACTCTGATCATTCACCTCATCATTGCTAGTATCTGATTCTAAAGATGGAGCATCTACAAAAACAGACTGACCAGCATGAAGTGAAAAGTCTCCTGGTATTGTAACAGTAGTTGCCGCAGAAAACAATTGATTCATCCTCATAATTGACTGATTCAACACCATCTTTGCTATAAAATTAGGATCTTTAGATTTTTTAAGTTGTTCTTTAGCATCATTTCCTATAGGAAGAACTCCTTTATCCAATAAAACATAGGTAGTTCTAGTAAAATCTTGATTGTTACCTTCTCTATCAAACTCTTTATTTAATAAAGGAAGACTTCTACCGGCGGTTGTTAAATGTCGTTGATTTCCAGGAATATTTGTAGGACCACTTGAATTTTGAGAAGGAGTACTAGATGCACCAGCATTAGGTGCAACCACTTCATAAAAACAGGTAAAGGGATCAAAGGTTACAATACGATTAGAATAGGTTCCCATCTTCAATTTATCTTGAACATTAATTTTATTATCTACTGAATATTCAAGAGCTTTAACATCATAACCAGCAGGAATTGATTCTTTATCTACTGATTGATTGAAAATAATAGATTTCTGTTGAGGATTCTTATTAGTATCTAATAAATTATCAATTGATTTGAATTTAAATCCTTCTGATGTTTCCCAGAAAAGAAACCCTGCAGTATTACCACCTGCTTGAGGAGAATTAGGAACTCCTCTCTTTGATAACCAATTTAAAGTGTAAAAAGGTTTTCTATTGTTACCAATAAAATTAAAATTATTTGAGGTTATATCAATCTCAACATCCTTTTGGGTATTTAAATATTCCTCATCAGTGAGAATAGTATCTATAGACTCAGATATCTTTCCATCAAATCTTTTATTAAGTCTTATCTTTTCATTCATAATATATTCTTTAGATACCAAATCTAAATGAGTCATAGATTTAGTTGAATCATTATCAATAGGAGTAACTTTATTCACATATAAGGATGAATCTCCACTAAAATCTAATTGAACTCCATTATGATCCGTTATTTTTATAACAACTCGTTCTTGTCCTACTACAGGAAGTCCATCTACTACACTTTTATCATTAATAGAATTACCCGAATCAGCAAAGACAACTGCTGCTCTTACAGTATCCTGTAAAATACTTTCCCAATACTGTAGACGCACTAATCCACCAGACAAACTTACATTCTCTCGTTGATTAGGATTAGAAAAAATTTCCAACTGATCAACATCAATTGGTTCTGAATTTCTTGCTTTTACAGTTCTTGACATGGATTATAAACCTCTTATTACTATTTAACTATCGCCACGATATAATTTTTCATAAGGATCATCTCCACCAGCAACTGCTCCCATCATATACATTGATGTAACTTCCATCGCTACCTCACTTGCCCTACTCTTACCTTGAGCATTCGCTTGTTGAATAGCAGGAACAACTTTAGTAGATGTTTGTTCATAAGGAGCAAGAGTCCGTAATACATTTACTATATCTTCATAAGATTGAGCTTGTTGCATCGATAAAATCAACTCCTTACCAGGATCGTCGGTAGCAGTCAAACTAACTGTTACTGGTTCATCACCACTATCACCAGAAGAAGATGATGATGATCCACCTTTTTCCTTCTCTTGCTCTTTCTTGGGTGGTTCTTTTCCTTTCTCCTGTTTTATTTGAGGTGCCTCCTCTTCTTTAGGAGGGAAGAAAGACTTAACAAGAAGAGGGAAGGTAACAAATGGATTACCAAGTTGAAGAACATTAGGTATCTTTTCTAAATCCATCCCAGTAAGTTTATTAATAGGACCGGATACCCACCACGGAAGTTTAAATGAATGTTCTTCCATAAAGTTAGACCAGAATCTCTTAAATCCTGCACCCACCCAATCTAAAACTACCTTACCTGCATTTAGAACTTCACCAAGTTTAGCAGCAATCTTTTTACCAAATTCTTTTATAGCACTAGCACCCTTGGTTATCAAATTATAAAGCAACTCACCCAAAAATACACCAATAGTCTCACCAATAATTGAACCCAGGTAAGGAATAGGAATAGCCATTCCTAATATACCACCCAGTACAGCACCAATCGTTTTAAATAAAGTCAATCCTGGAGGATCTCCAGTAAGAATTGAGATCACAGCAACAACTATAGGACCAAGGATAGGAATCTTTCCTAACACCTTACTTGCTATAGGTTTAGCCGCCTTCAATCCAGGAACAATAAACTTTGCTGCCTTCCCAAATATCTTACCAGCAATTCCTCCCACCTTTGCTGCACCTTTAGCAGCAAGACCTTTACCTGCCTGCAATCCTTTACTTAAAAGACCTTTACCGGCTTGAAGTGCTCCCTTTCCTGCCTTGGCACCTACTTTAAGAAGTTTTCCACCTGCTTTGGTTGCTCCTTTTATAAAGTTTCCACCTGCTTTCATCGCTCCTCTAAAGAGGTTGCTTGCTCCTTTTAGTATATTTTTTACACCAGGAATCTTATTTAAAAATTTACCTACATTCTTTATCAGATTCTTGGCAAAATTAATAGCATTTTTAGCAAAATTAATTGCTCTCTTAACTATAGCAGCAGCAATCTTCCATGCATTTTTTATATTTTGAATAAGTGCTTCAAATAACTTCTTACCAATTATTTTCCATACTAAAAATGCATTAATAAGAGTGTTGAGAGCACCCATTAACCCATCAAATATTTTACCAGCCCCTTCACCAAAGGCACTCGTTACAACACCTCTTGCCCAATCATAAAGTTTATACCCCCAATCAATAACGGTAATCAACCCATTCATTACCCATCCTACTATACTCAATAAAGCATCCGCAACATGCACTAAAGGAGGAACAATCTGCATTAATGTAGGAATGACCGGAAGTAATCTAACTGCTATGAATCCAAGGAAAGTATTAATAAAAAACTTCTTTATTCTATCCCAAAAACTCATCACTACTTTTGGTTTAGGTATCTTAAACTTACTTTCCTTACCTGTACCAGCATCTTCTTCTAATGCATCCTCCTGTCCTTCTAATTGTGCCTGCTCTTTCCTCTTCCTCTCATCCTTTCTTACTTTCTCTTTGAAAGCATATGATTCACCCAAGAGATTTTGAACATCAATAACCGTAGTTTTTATATGAAGAACCGTTTGTTCTACAGAATCCCCACCACCCTTACTACCAGTACTAGGACTAGTTTTTGTTAGTGCTGAAGGACCTTCGGGTACTAAAGAAGTAGTAGGACGAATAGCAAGTTCTCCACCCTTTTCCCCTTCATCTACAAACTGATCTCCTTCACCACCTTCACCACCTTCTCCCATTGCTGCATCAGCAATCCGTCTTTTCTTACTCCCTTTCTTTCCTAGTAACTTATCCTTGGCTATATTCTTCGCTTTCTCTTTTGCTTTCTCTTTTGCTTTATCAACAAGCATCTTACGTGCTTGTTCTTTAGTTGTTTTTTTAACAGCCCCTTTAGCGGCAGCTTTGGCACCAGTTCTAGCAACAACTTTACCACCCGTAGCAGCAAGTTTAGCACCCGTAGCAGCCCCCTTTACTCCTAAGGCAGTAGCACCGGCAGCAGAAGTAACAGGTTCTGGAATAAGAACTGCAGCAAGAGCTACTAAATCCAGAATATTAGTATTTGCAATGGATGGAAGTCCGGGGACCTGTGGTATCATCATAATCTTACACCACTATCCCTAAAGTTTTTATTTTCTGAACAGATACCATCTGACCTGCTGAAAATGTCGGTATAGTATTCCCAGTAGGTTGTGCTGACTGAGATTTCTGTGCTTGAGCAGCAGCCTTGTCTACAGCAACTTCCACATCAGCAGCAGTATCTGGAGGTTGTATGTCTGGTACACCTTTTCCATTAGAAGAGATGTCTATCGCAGCACCTCCACCACCCCCAGCAGCAGTTCTAATTACTTCCCCAACCACTCCGAGTCCACCACCAATCAAAGCACCGATAGGACCCCCTTTCATAAACCCTGATTTGGCACCCTCTTCAGGAGTTCCTTGAAGCATACTCTCCACAGTCTCTATCAATTTTCCTACAAGTCCCCCTTTCTTCTTCTTCTCACCGGTTTTAGGATCTATATCTTTAACCATCCCTCCTTTATTAAAGTATTGAACACTACTATTACTAGGATTAAAATAATTACTAACTAATCCACCCTTATTATAATTACTAACTAATCCACCCTTATTATAATATTGAGTTCTACTCCTATTAATAACTCCTCCTATATTTTTATACTGTATGCCCCCATCTTCCCCATCTTTTCCATCTTTAGCATTAACTGTTACTTTTTGAGGATCCATTTGCCGATCCATCATGTTTCCAGCAGATGCAGCTGCATTCATTCCTTCAAGAGTACTGGCACCATATTTTTCTACTGCCTCTTGAGTCATTACAAACTCACCAGGAGTTAACATAGCAGGAACAGTATCCTTATCTCCTGCTCCCGGAACCTCTCCTCCCTTATTAAATCCTTGAGGATCTTGGGGTTGTTGAACAGCAGCAGCCTCTGTTTCTACCTTTTCTCCTCCTGCTAATTCTGCAGGGGTTTCCGAACCAACATCCGTAGAAGGTTTACCTTGATCATCAGTTCCCGAATCACCTTGTTTAAGATCTGGCATTCCACCCAAAGGTCCTTCCCCTTTTAAAGGATCATCCTCTGCCTTGGGACCCCCCATTAAAAATTTCCATATTTTTCCTGGTAAATTCTTAACGAAATCAATCACACCCCAAAGTTTAACCCCAGCCCATGCGGTTAAAGCAACTACCCCTGCTATAAATCCAAGAGGACCTAATAAAGGTCCAAAGACTGCTAAAATACCTGCTACTATAACTGGCCACCAATCCAATAAAAACCTAAAGAAATTAACTATCTTCGATACATTATCTCCTTTAGACAACCAATCAATAAATTTCACCATCACTCTTCCCAACAAGACAGTGGTAATAAAATTGAGTAGTTTATCCCAAAGACTAGTAACAGGTTTTAATATCTTCTCACCGGTCGCTTTAAGACCATCAAATATTTTACTCTCTAAACCCTTCTCTCTCCCCTTTTGCTCTTTCTCTTCTGCTGCTCTCCTAGCATCTTCGGCAGCATCTTTATCTTGTTCCTGACCTTGTAACAATATCTGTTTAATACCCTCAACGGATCCCGCAATAGCATTAACACTCTTCTTTAAAGAATCAGAGACGACTGATGATGCAGCTGAAGAAGGAGAGGGTTCTTGCGCTCCTGCTGGTGAAACATCCGGTGCTGAAGGTTCCCGCAGAGCCAACGAACTGGTTCCTGTTGTGTCTGGTTGAACTTCTTTAGTTACATTTTCTGCTGCTTCTACTCCAGTACCCTTCCTAAAAGAAGATGCTTTTATCTTTTCACCAGTTGTAGTAGTTTTCTTTACATTTAAACCTAAAGGATCCTTTACTTCAGGTCTCTCTTCTTTAGTTTGATATGTAGGATCCTCTTCTTTCTTTCTTTTTACTCTTACTCCTCTTACTTCATCTTGTAAAATTTTAATTCTAGGATCTTCTTTACCAGGTTTATTCACAGAATCGAGAGACAAAGTATTAACTGCCTCCATCAACGCACTAAGATAATCCTTATCGGTTTCGATGTCTACCATCTCCACCCCAAGATCTGAAAGTATTTTTATAGGACTGATCTTAGTACTTGGCATTAGCCTCTGCTTGTTTGCGTTTTAACTCTTCCTCCTCAAGGTGTGCTTGGAGAAGACCCACATAGATGTCTCGTTCCCAAGGCATCATATTTTCAATCTCTGTTAAGCTATATTTATGGTACTGCATCAACGCAAAATTTAACCTAAAGTAAGACTCTAGGTTCATGTGTACCATCGCTACGCGAAAAAAGACGCTAAACCCTCCAATACTACATCGCTTTCTACTCCGGTATTAGGATTAGTAACGCTGATAGTATGCTTAAGTTTAGGCATTGTCTCAAAGAACTTTTCAATATCTTTAAATTGGGTGGAATTCATCGACTCAAGGAAGTCTTTTACTTCTTTCTTCGTACAGTCTGCAGTTGCCCACACCTCCTCTTCACTATAAATTTTATCAATACAAGTAGAAATCAAATCAAATGATTGCTCCATCTGATTCTCTTCTTTAAAATCAAAATTATTCTTAATGAATTGATCTAGAGAGGGATATTTCATCTCCATCATTAAATTATCATCTAATTTAATTTGTTTATCATGATTATCATCCTTCTGTACCTGAATGTCATCAAGATTAATCATTACAGGGACAGTACTTTCACCATCATCAGGACAAATAATATTAACTTCTAATTCTTCTCCAACAGATTTACCTCTGATGTTAAGGAATAGATATTCAATATCAAATGTAGGAAGTTGTTCTACTTTAATCCCTTTAGTAAGAACACAACTCTTCAGTACTGCTTTAATGGCATTTGTAATTTGCTTTGTATCTTCACTCTCTAAAGCAATTACAAGAACCTTCTCTTCTTTAACCAGGAAAGGTCTATAATTAATCTCTTGTCCACTCGACGGCAACTCAAGACTATAAGTTGGCGTGGAAATTTTTGGTAAAGGCATAATGTCCTATAACAATTCAGTATGTTTATTTATCAGGCTAATCCAAAGAAAGGAGTAACCGTTCTTAAAAGATCATTTGCTCCTGTAGGAAGAGCATCAGCAAATCTACCCAAGGTTCCAGTTAATCCATTAGCATTAAAAATAGATTGTTGAAATGGATTTGAAGGAATGGGGTTTGCATTTCCTACTCTTCCTTGGGTAGCAAATCCAAACCCTTTATCTGGGGCCACCACGTATCTAATATAAGTCATCCCCACACTACATTTTAAAAGAGAAGACCCTTCATAAGAAACTGGCATAGAAGTAATTGCTATAGGCCAACTCTTTATGAAATCATATTCTAAATTCTGGCGATAATCTTTTTCAAACTTTCTCACCTTCAATCCTGTAGCACTATACTCCTCCGGATATCTCATTCGATAAAAATAATTTTCACCCCTTGCTTCATTAGTATTTTCACTAGTAATAAATGATATCCATGCTTCAAAAAATCTAATAGGAAGATAATCTCCAGCATCAACATAGAAAGTTAGATCCAAACGATCATCAAACATACGACGATAGGCATGTCTCTCTGTAACTCCAGTAAAATCATTACTAATCTCTGTAGTTGCCAATTGAGATCCAGGAAGAGATGCAGAATCACACATCAGAAGAAGAGGTTCTTGTCTAGAAGAACCTAATTGATCTCTTATAACTCCAGGCATCCCTAACTCTACTTCAAAATGAGAAGTAGTCGCAGGACGAAGTAAAGTAGATTTTATTTGTGAAACCGTTTTAGTTTGTCCGGTCCTAGGTGCAGCAGGCATTTATAAATATTTTTACCTTATATATTATGTATGGCTGAAAGCAAGAAGAGTTTATTTAAACCCTCTAATCCCAAAAAATATAAAGGTAATCCTAATAATATTATCTGTAGAAGTAGTTGGGAGAATAAATTCTGTAGCTGGTGTGACCTCAATGAAAGTATTGTAGAGTGGGGAAGTGAAGAATTTTGGATCCCCTATCGACATCCTGATGGTAAAACAAGACGTTACTTTCCAGATTTTATCATAAAAGTTAAAGAAAATACAGGTAATATTAAAACTTATGTGATTGAAGTAAAGCCTGCAAAGCAAACCCGACCACCCAAACCAAGAAAAAAAGTAACTCAATCCTACATCTATGAATGTAAAACGTATGCCACCAACCAAGCAAAATGGGAAGCAGCAGATGAATGGTGTAAGGATAGAAAAATTGAATTTAAAGTGGTTACTGAACGAGAACTAGGGATTCATCACTAATGGGAAGAAAAACACTCAAACAAAGACAAGAAAGAACTCTAGCACGACTCCAGC